GACCCCCAATAGAATAATGAAAATACGGTACTTTATCAAGTTTCTCTGCCGCCTTATAAATTTTATCTCTCTTGTCAGGCGTCTTACTGAACTGACCAGTCTCTATATCATTAATTGAGACCTCGCTTGTCATCGCTAAAGTCCGATGTCTGTGGTCGTCCAAAACCATTTCAGTGTCTAGATTAAGAACCGGTACGTCAAGCTCAGAAGAGATATGTAAGCCAATATTGTCTGCCAACAATGTCTTTCCTACCTTTGGCCTAGCTCCTATTACGTTTACAGTACCCCTTCTCAACCCACCTCCAATAGCACTGTCATAAACAGGGTATCCTGTCGATAGGCCCATCTGTTCGCATGGATTCTCTTCAAGGAATTTAACATATTCTTCAATGTTTTCTCCGACTATTACAGGAGCATCTCCTTTGTCATTAAGCAAGGAGCTGAAATCGAATATGGCATCTTCTGCCAGTCCTAATATATAAGATAGATTTTCATCTCCGTTGAGCGTTTTAATTTTATCCTGAGCTTCTGTCAGTTGCCTATTTAGAAGGCGCGCTATCTCTAGCTTTCTAACTTTTGCGCCGAACTTTCTGACATTTCCAAGGTTTACAGGAAATTTAGTTATCGCATTTAAATGCTTTACTTCTTCTCGCTTATCAAATACATAGCTTAATCCAAGTTCTGAGGCCGCTGAAAATATGCTGGGGATATCTATTGATTCAACAGTATCGCTTTCAAGTACATGTTTCAAGCATTTGTAGATTATAGCATTAGAATCTACGGTGAATGTGTTTTCATTTATAATATCCGCTATATCAAAATATGCGTCTTTTCCATAGTTAAATATCCCAGAAAGAACTGCTCTTTCTGCTGCGGGGTCTGTCAAAAGCATTTCTGACATTATTTTTTCATCCCTCTGACCTGACAACGGTTGCAAATATATCTTTCGGCTTCCTGCGGTATCAATGACGCCGACGCCTCTTCTGTTTTATCACAGGAGCGGCAAGTCACTTCTACCAAATCTGAGATTCTGCTTCTTTCTGATGGAGGACGAACAGATAATTTCTTATCAATCTCTATATCGGCCTTATGCTCACTCTTCTCTGGCATCTTATCAAAAAGATTTGGCCTATTTCCTTCAGTTGACAATGGCTCTGACTTATTAGGACCAGTCTCACGGCCTATTTCATGCAAAAACCCAGAGCTATCTTCCCTGTTATCATCTTTGTTTTCTTTTGGAGCCGGTCTTTTCTTGGCCAACTTCTGTATCATTTTACTTACCTTGAATAAATCTTCTTCGCCTAGCTTAGACAAGGCCTGTGATGTTGCTTCGTCAAACATTGTTGTTCCTCTTTGAGCGCTGTACTGCTAGGAAAATATCTGCCCTATTATTTATGCTAGAAGAAATAAAACTAAGCCTATCCGCCCGCTGTCTTGCATAGACATTAATTTTTTTGAGCTTGGCAGCAGAGCCATTTTGCTTTATCGCTTGTTCAAGTCTCTCTTGATATGAATAGCCCTTATAGCTTTGAACTTCATTGGCGACAACGGACTTGATAGAGCTTTCAGACCAATTGACCCTTGCTATCTCCCTATTATATGCTCTCTGTACGTGAAAGGATAGTTCATTAAGAATAAGCGCTGCGCTAGCACAATCTTGCGGGCTTAGCTTTTCTATCTGCTTCCTGTCCATGTGCATAAACCCCTGAGCCTCTGGGTTCGTGTAATTCTTGAGAAATAAAGGTAGTCCTACTGAAGACTCGTACTCATCAAGAATTTTATCCCATTTTTCAAGCTCTTCCTTGGCAGGGTTGGGAAGCATGGTAGGAGATTTATCTGTCTTTAATTCTTCTTTTCCACTCATTTTCATCTTCATTGTAAGGAAATTGAATAACAGCTATACCATTCTTCTCACACCACTCAAGCTTATCCTCATCTCTTTTCTTAGACTTCGCAAAACCGAGAATCGAGCCGTGATAGAAAGGAACGAATTTATAATGTTGCTCACCGTGTACCTCTATGCATAAGTTATGCAAGGGAAGAAAAAAGTCAAGGTACAGGACCTGTCCTTTTCTCAGGGGGATTGGGACTTCTTCGAGTATTTGGCACGTAGGGAATAGTTTTTTTAATAATTTTCTGGCCCTTAAATGATATTCGGACCGGCCCCTTGCTGCGTTATTCTTGGGTATGTGGCCTGTAACTTTCCAGTTGTGATATTCATTATCTAAATCGACTATTCTCATAGCCCAAGGAAGTCCTTTACTCTATTTTGTAGTAATTTCTTTAACTTTGGATTTTCTGACAGTGCGATTCTAGACTTTTCTACCCCTTGAAATTTTGGCTTTTCTTCTTCGTCCACAAAAGAGAAGGTCATCCAAGCTCCTGCTTTTTGGATTATGCCTAGGTCAGTGCCAAGTATAATAAGTTCTGTCAGCTCGTCTATTCCTTCTCCATATCTAAGATAGCCCTCAATCCTGCCGCCAGGAGGCCCCAGTGACGATGTAATAACCTGCCACTCTATAGTCTGCCCTATTTGTGTCCCTGCAACCTCCCACGGAGAAAATCTTCTGGCTCTTAACTTTACATCAACTTGATAGGCAACTGCCTGTCCAGACTTTTCTTTGAATTCCGCACCATAGCCAGTAGGGTTTCCCATCAAGTGTGTGATACCAATGACTACATTTTTATTAACCGGGACTACATTAGCAATCTTTCTACAAAATTTTGCTAACAACTTGGCCCCGTCTGCCCTTTGCATTTTATCCATACCAGATGTAATTTCTGCCTCAGTACAAAGAGCAGAGTAGGAGTCTAATATGACCACTGAACCTGGAACATTGTTGATAGTTTTTTCAGCTATGGAAAGGTAGTCTTCTGCTGACAAGATTTTTCCTGGCTCAGAACCTATGACATGAAATTTATCCAAGTCTAGGTCAGATATTGCCTCTAAGTCTCTTTTCTTGAGCCTTCCTTCTATATTAAAAAAATATACATGGCGACCATCTTTGCAAAGCTCACCACTATAATCAGCCTGCTGGCATTTTGCAGCAAAGTGAAGGGACAGGGTTGTTTTTCCGCATTTGGGCTGGCCTGTAAATGTAACAAAGCTTCCTTCTGGGATTCCTCCGCCTAAGACGACATCCAAGGAGGGAGATACTGGAATTGTTAATAGTTCCGAGTCAACAACCGCAGAGCCAGAGCGTATAATCCCTTCTCCAAACTCTTTTATAATATCTTTTTCTATACTCATTCTATGTATCTAATTCACTCAACTTGCCAAATATGGTATTCTTTACCTGATGCTCTCTGGGCTTGGCCTTCACGTCCTTTCTTACCACGTTCACATCCTTAACTTTAGCCCTATCCAATTCTAGCATACGCTGCTGCTCTTTTATGATATCGTCCAAGGTAGGGGCGCGCAAAGAGTATATGTACCGTGCTTCTTTGGATTTTACCGCCCTTATGATGGCGACCTCATCATATAATTTTAGTAGCCCATAGGCAGCAAAGAGTTGAGATTTGAATTTCTTTGTCCAATGGGGAAGATTCCAAAATCTCTTCGGCAGTTCCTTTTTATTTTTTTCTGCCTGTCTCTCACACATAAATTCAGCTAGATATTGGGCAGCGGTGACCTTTTTGTCATCCGAATACCTAGATGGATATTTAGTCATCATCAGACCCATCTATTTTGTAGATAGCACCATGAGACATTCTGGATGGAGCGCTAGTTTGCTTTTCGTCACCACGGGCAGATGCGCCCTCTGTCATTATAGACACACCAGAATCCTTCTTCACAGCAGTTTCATTAACCATCAAGTCCTTGGCCTTAGCCATCTTTGGAGGGTCTTTCTTTTTCATCTTCTTTTTCGAGGGTCGGGACTTGGCCCTGACTACTACTTGATATTTTTCTACCGTTTTCTCAGTCCTGCCAAGCTCTTCTGCAATTTGGCCAACACTGTATTTATCTTTTAGCATACCTTCTATGATATACTTTTCGCCTTTTGTTAACCTTCCCTTAGCCATTAAACCAGCTCCCTTTCTGCATTGTTAAGCCATGCTTCATTTTTTGTTTCTAAAAACTTAAGGTAGTAATCAAATACTTTCTTTTCAACATCCCTAAAAACCCAATTGGGCCTACCGGCATGTCGCAATTGTTTTGATTCATTTCCTTCGGAATACATACCGCTGGGATTGTAAAGCCTCCCGTATTTATTTTGCTTCACGTAATAGATTGTTTTCCCGTTGTTGTTGACGCTTTTTGCATACGCAGACGAATCACTTTCGTCAACCTCTTCTAATAGAGTTGTGTATGCTATGACATCTCGATTATCTTTATCTTGAATTTCATTCGCGCCCTTTGGAGAAGGCTTATAAACTGATTCATTTAATTCTTCATTAGATATTCTAGCCATTTTTCTTTCCTGTTCTTATATAGTTTCTTTGTTGGGTGGGTGTCATTTTCTGAACTTCCTTGTGATTTTCACTCCTATATGACGGAGCCTCCTTGTTTCTTTTTATTCTAGTTCCCTTGACCGGAAGCTCGTCTTTTCTTTCTTCGCGATATTTGTTGTGCTTTTCTTTTAGCTCTCTTTTTTCATCGCCACTCATCTTGGAAGAATTTCTATTCGCTAGATGACCAACCGTAATTTCATTATCAGATAGTTTGACAGATGTATATATACCGTCTTCCGAATAGTCCCTTGCAAGCTTATGCTTCTTGCACTCAGGGCATCTTTTGAGCTGTTTATATTCTGATATTTTTAGTGTA